GCCAAACCCTCCGATCATATTGGAGAGGTTCGTCTGATTCTGGAGGAAGTTTTGCGCACTCGCGCCCTGTCCAGCATAGATGTACGGAATCATCTGCTGCAAGAACTGGAACTCTGGCCCATAAACATTGCTCTGGAGCAAGCCGCCGTACTGACTTGCCAACTGAGCCGGCCATCCGGCCGCTTGTGCCTGCAATTGGAATGGTGCCTGAACGCTCGCCGCCGTGAATCCTGGAACCATCTGCGAGATGTCCATTCCAGAAGTCACGTCGCGCCCTGCCAGATTACCGAGGTTCGCGCCCTGCCCGTAAGCCTGACCCATCCCCTGCAAGCCTGAGAGCATCCGAGCCAACTGCTGATTCTGCCAATCAATGTTGAAATTCGACATGGCTTGGTTTTCCAAGCCTGCCGCATAAGGTGTCATCCCGAGGCCACGCGATGTCGACGAGGCGCGAGCCTGATCTTGAACTTGCTGCGCGGCTCGCTGATAGAGGGCGCTTTGTGGATCCTGGGCCGTCTGCCAAAGCTGATCGCCAGCACCCATCAAACGATTTTGCGCTTGAGTGTTGAGCCATCCTAGCGTATTAAGGGCATTGCCAGTGTTCGCCGCGCCGGTAGCAAGGTCGCCGTACTGCGAACTGACCCGTGCGGAAGCAGGCCAAAAAGCCGAAGTATCAAGCCCCGCCAAGCCGCTCATCCCCTGCCCGATTCCCTGCATGATCTGCGGCAGTTGGCTATTCATCTGTAAGGCCAAGTTCTGCATGAACTGCTGGAATGCAGTATTGGCGGCAGACGTATCTCCAGTAGTCGGCTGTGTGCCTCCGCCGCTGCCAGTCAGCCCCTTTATCCCGGAGCCGATGCCAAGCACATCACCGATGATGCTTAGAAATGATCCCAGATCGCCCATTGCAGACCTTCACTAATTCACGAATCGGCATAAGGTATTTGAAACCTGTCATCAACTGGGTCAACTCTCCTTTGTATAAGCGAATCATGTCTCCACTACGATCAATCGCCCATTCAGCGATTGGCCGTCCCTCGAAGTTTGTTTCAATGATTCTCACGTTCCCGGCGTCAGGTCGCGTGGGTGCGGATTCGTGAAGTACGCAGTCAGGCCGGAAATGACCGCTGTGATTGCGCTTGCTACTTCAGGAGTGATCGGCACCTTGGCATAGGTTTGTAGCGCCCAAGGAATCAGGATTGTGGCAAGGCCAGCAATCGTTGCCGCAGTCGTTTTGCGAGTCGGTATCGCCGTTGCTTGAGTCGGCATGTCTAACCTCCTGTAAAAGCCGCCTTCTCCTGCATTCTACGCCTTAAAAGACCGGCGACAACTGCCCCATTAACGTGATCCCACAAGTCAAACTGAGTAGCCGCCCCCCAATAGTTTCCAGTGTTCAAGAGCCGCAGCATGGTTGAACCTTTCAAATCGGCGCAACCGAGATTGAAAACGAAGTCAACCAACGCATCAAACTCGCCTTGGGTGAGTTTCACTTCCACTAAATGATTGACGCATGATTCAGCACCCGCAATATCGGCCATCAACTGTGCATCGGCTTGCTGCTGAGTCCAGACATCTCCCTCCTTAATTCCCGGATCCTGATGTCCCCAACCAATCGACCATCCTTTCTTGTCCCAATAGGCCGTGAGTCGGCAAGACTCGTAGGACTTGATAATCTCGACCCATGCGGCTGAGATATTCATCGGCTGCGATGTGGTACATCAGTTTGCAGATGCTCATCGATCCTGCGATGCGCGTCATCAGTCCGTTTCTCCATTCGATCTAACCGTTCGTGCATTCCCTTGATGTCAGCACGAATGCCGCCCCAGATTGCGGCAGCTACTACAACTTGGCCCAGAAACCATACGATGATCTCCGGGATGGAGGCTATCGCTTGCACGACATCCTACAATGGACCAACAATCGACAACCCCGCAAACTGCAACACCGGCGTACCCGCCGAAAAAACCACCGTCAAACTCAATCGTCCAGTGTCTCCCGAGGCAAAATTCTGAAGCACGCAACATGAGGCGTAGACCACATTCGGCGTCGAGCACGGAGCGAAAAAGCCATTACCTATCACGTCACCAATCCCAGAAGGATGTTCCAGCAAGATCGAGGACGTGCCACTGAAGGTGACACCAGTGCTGGCAAGTCGGCAATTGGCACTGAAAAGATACAAACCCGGTCGTCCTGGCGTGAATACACCGGTTGCGGCATTCCATTCTCCAAAGGCGAAGTATTCGCCGCCCGTCACCGTGCAACCAGCACCACTTGACAATACAAGTCTGGTGCCTGATGAGATCGCATCCGTGTTGTGAGCGAAGGTTATGGTGTCGCCCGATCTTTGCGGTTGCGAAGTGTTGACTGAATTGAGAATCCCGTAAGTAACTTGAGAGATACCAGCATCGAGCACGCCAGAATCGTTAACTAGAGTAACGGTCGTTACACCGACGGCAAAGACCGAGGTGATGACTGTCGAGTAGACAGTCCCGCCTGTGTTGGTTGTTTTGACCCGGCGCCCTTTGGTCAATAGCGCCGTTTGATCTGAAGACACGGTAAAACTGGTTGCACTAACATAGGTTGGTGTGGCACTGAGCAATTGCCATTCAACCGCGCCAACCGATCCAAACGGTTGTGCATTGAGGTTCACTTGCTGCGCGATGTAATTCAAGTCGGCCATAACCGGCACAGCATCGGCGACTGTACCATCAAGCAGTTGAATCGGAAGTGGTAATGTGACGATTGGCATAATTTTATGGTTCAATCCATTGAACAAGACAATAACCATCGGCGCCTGTACCGCCAGAATGATTCCCAACAGGGCCAGAACCCGCACTCGCTCCTGTTCCATTTACGGTTGCATTGGCACCGTTACTGCTTATCACTGCGTCTGCGCCCTTTCCTAGAAAGGTGGATGCTCCAGCGCCCCCAGTCTCAATATTCGCAAACTTTGAACCTCCAGGCCATCCCCCTAGAGGAGATCCATTACCAGAATCAAGAAGTGAAGTACCGCCGCAACCGCCAAGACCTCCTCCGTGAAAGCATGGCGTGCTCTTTTTCCCGAAGGTTCCATCTTGATTCTGTGGTCCTAAGAACGGTGGCGTACTAGCTCTACCCCGCAGTGGCGCTCCTTGTTCCCCACCACTTCCTCCGTATGGCGCGTTAATGTTGATATTGTAGCCGTGCCCACCTCCGCCGCCACCACCACCCAAGTTTTCTTGACCACCGCCGCCACCACCATTAACCGTTGTAACAGGGCCAAAACTTGTTGCGCCTCCATCACCACCCGGTTCAGTTAATCCACCACTGCTCGCTGTCCCGCCAGCGCCAATTGTCACAGTTACCGTTCCGCCGGAAGGCACCACTCGCATAATTCGCTGTGCAATCTCGCCACTTCCTCCTCCACCACCCGCCTCTTGGAACGACGACATGACAGCACCACCGCTGCCCGCTCCAGCCCCGATCATTGTTAGCCATACAGCCGTAACTCCGATCGGAACATTGAACGTATGCACTCCAGCCGTCGTGAACTGAATACACTTTGTTGGCATTATGCTCCCACCCAACTCACTAGGCAGTATCCGTCTTGCCCGGCTCCACCATTACGCGGAGTAGAAGCATTGCCGCCACCACCTCCTCCTCCAGCGCCATGCGATCCGGCTGGAGCAGCGGTTCCTGCTGTCTCTCCTGCACCACCATTCCCACCCGGCCCCCAAGGTGTCGAAGCACCGCCACCACCGCCACCTTTGCCGCCTCCAGGCCCACCTCCCGTACCACCAAGATAGCCACCGCAGCCAGCACCAGGACCACCAGATCCCGACACAGCGCCTCCACCACCACCGCCTCCGCCTTGATAACATGGGGCACTCGTTACTCCAAGACCTCCAGCGGATCCTGATCCGCCCGATGCACCACCCAAACCGCCCCCCGGTCCTCCTCCAGTTGCGCCCGCATTGACTATTTGAGAGGTTCCGCCTTGTACTTGATACACGCTTCCGAACGAAGTGATTCCTCCTGCTGTTCCGACGCCGGAAACACCGCCCGGGCCGCCTGCGCCGATCGTGACAGTAACTGTCCCCAAAGCAGTGACTGGTACTTGTACATTCTCTGCGATCTCTCCAGCCGCACCGCCTCCTCCACCCGTGCCTCCTCCCGAGCTCGTTCCAGTACCTCCCGAGCCACCACCGATCATCGTAAGCCAGACTGCGGTAACATTCGCGGGAACTGTAAAGGTTCCGCTTGTTGGGAATTCCTGTCCTTTTAGGAAACCGCCACCGGCGCCACCGCCACCGCCAGCAATTGGCACATTGATAACATTGATTAGATGCCCAGTCTCGTTGACGACGAATTGTGGTGAATGAGTAGAATCACCGTACACTCCAGGCACGACACCACTGGTCAAGTGGTCGATCGTCTGATTCGGTAACAACGGAAGTGAAACGATCGGTGCAACATGTAGCGGAGGAGTTGCCGCAATGCCGTTAAACACTGGGCCGGCTGTAACGATCTGGCTTTGCAGATTGTTTAACTGCTGCAACAAAAATTGGAAATTCGCCATGACCGGTATGGTCTGGGCGAGTTGACCCGGCATCGTGCTCGCAGGAAGCGGGCCGATGATCTGAGTCGTTGGAGTAGTGCTACCCGGCTGCGGAAACGGACCTTGTTGATTGGTCGGGCCGGTGCCGAGATTCGGCGACGCCGGGTTGAGTGCCATTTATTTCACACAGGATAAAACATCGAAGACCCGATTTGCGTGGTATTCGAGAAGGCGGTATCGCTCAAAGTCGTGAATGCTGCGCCTGTAGCACTATTGAGAAAGAACATCGTAGATGTCCCAAGCGTGAAAGCCATCATCACTTGACCCGTGTAAGTCAGATTGCTTGAGAACACCGGCCCGCCATTGTCTCCTTGCCATCCGGCGCTGCATGGGAATGGCAATCCGCTAATCACCGCCTGCCCGGTCGATGACCCTTTGTTAGTGAGTACGATAAAGTAGGTGAAAAAAACGAATCGTCCGATCTTGTACGCCGTCCCTGTTTGGGTCGAATATGCAATGCCTGTCGAACCTCCGCCAAATGTCAGTACGGGCGTCCAATTCAGAATGTTGGATCCCTGGCTCGAATTCATCAGAATGTAGTTTGCTCCGGTATCCTCGATGTCATAGATCCCGCCAGCGATTAACTCTGATCCAGTGAGTGCAGTCCCATCCGCGTACTTCAACGGGTGGTTTGCAAGCCCATTGGTAGCGATGTTGACTCCGCCGGCAGCATTATTTGCAATGGCGATGAAGCTGAATCTCTGCCCTGGCTGATAGGAGGTAATTGCCGGTATGGGCGTCAACGTGATCGCGTTGCCCGTGCCACCGACCGCTCCCGGTTGAACAAAAGTCGGAATGCTAAGGGCGTTCAGGATGTTGCCGGCAGCAGCATTGGCGTTGACCTGCGAAACGATCCAATTGAAGTTGTTCATCACCGGAACGGCATCTATGATCGTGCCGTCAACGATGTTGTTCGGTAGCGCCCCAATGATAGCGCCTAGTGTGAAATACTCACGCATTGTTTTGAGTATTCTCATTTTTGCCTCCTTCTTCGTCAGCAATCAACTCATTCAATAACGTTAATGCACCGTTGAGATAATTGATTTGATCTCTTGTATCGGCCATTACCTTTTGCGCTTTGTTGGCAAGTGCAATCAATTCCTCGCGCTTTGCTTTCTTGTCTATCATTCATGCCCCGTCGTCATGTATCCAGTTTGCTGATAGCGAGCATAGAACGTGCCGATCCCGACTTCCTGAGAGGCTGTGCAACTGATCGCCAATTGCATTTTCTCAAAGACCAGTGGCACAGTCCACGGTACGGGCCAAGTATGCGGGATGTTCTGTACGCCGCCGCCCCATAAGAGCCCAGATCCTGTTGCTGATGCCCAATAAGCGGGCGGCGTCTGCTGGCCCCACAATACACCGCTTCCCCAGAAGCTCGGAGCCGGTCCCCATAGCGCGCCCCCACCCCATAGGTTGCTCGATGACCACAACGTACCATCGCCCCAACGAAAATTGCCCCATAGGTTTCCTGGATTGGCGATGCTGATCTGTACCGAGTTGATGATGTTCCCTTGCTCATCCTGTGCCGTGATGTAGTAAGTGATGCTGTTCAGCGTCGATGCCGATAATTCGATCTGTGATTCGGCAACTTGCTTGGTGAACATATCATTGGTTTTGGGAAAGCTCGCGCTCAAGAGCGAGCTCGTTATCGGGGTATTCAGATCATTGTTGACGAATCCTTGTTTCTGTTCAGGCACGCTCTGAATTAGTTTCCCCGGATAATAGACTGAGGACAAAACAAAGAATCCAGAGAATGCAGAAGCGCAATCATAGGAAAATGTATGCGGACCGTTCCAGCGACGGCGATGCTCGTCGAACCAATAGTCATTGATCCCACCGATGCCGCGCACATTAGTTTCTCCGCATACCCGATAGATTGTTGAGTTGTAGGCGCCAGCCCAACGAGTCGGATTGATCGCATTCTCAAACGGCGTAACGATGTCGGGATCGAGCGTCTGCAAATTGTTGGTTAGCGGCCTCAGAGCCCCCAACAAGTCCAGAAAATAGGGACCGCCGGTTGAGGAGAAGTACAGCCCTGTGGTTGACTGAGCAATAGATCGTGGAGAATTAGTCCCAACGGTAAGCGATACTTGGTCGAGCCCCAGATTCCAAGTCGCAGGATCGCCCCCCAATTGCCAGATTTGGGTTTGCTTGAAGATGCTCAACGTCTGCACGATCCCGGCGCCGGCCGTCTGCACTGGCAAACCAGACAATGCGGTAAGTGGCTGATCGTCGCCTACCGTGACTACCTGATTAGCATTTGTCCTTGTTGGTGGATTGGTCAAAACGTCCGTGTACTGAACAGCATTTCCCACGGCGAAATAACCGCGATTGTTGAAGTTCGCAACTGCCACAGGAACACCCGTTAGCGGATATGTTGTGGTCGTCGTCGAAGTCCACGTCGGATTCATTGGATCGGTAACGTCGATGATCCCGAACGTCCATGAGTCTCCCCATAGACCTCCGCTGCCGCCCTGCGCCACGCTGCCCCAAAGCACAGAATTGCCCCAAAGATATTTGCCCTTTCCAGAGAATCCGGGATGCGTGACAAAGATCATCGTACCCACCGCCGCCATTGTCGGCGGCGTCCAATCGCCTTGCGTAGCAGGACTTGTGGGCGTGTTCGCGGCAGTAACCCCAGTGATCTTGACGAACGCGCCAGTAGACGTATCGAAGCAAAACGGCTCATCGTTACCTGGGTTGCGCTGCGTCGAGATCATTCCGTAGATTCTCACCCCGATCGAGATATGCACGGAGATGAATCCAGCCCCGCCCCAAGTACCGGTAGAATTGAAATCGATCAATAAGGTATTGCCTGGGCGCGACACTAGGATTTCTGGATTCGACGAATCGAAAATCAGGTTGGTCAACTTCTGGCACGCACCAGGGAACTTCTCACTTGCGTCAAAGGCATCGCTCAAACCACGCGGCGTAAACTTCATCGGCCTGGAATGATTGATCGCCATCTAGAACGGGTATGTCTTAACGGGTTTCAAACCCCTGGCGAAATGGAAGTGCCTTGGGTCAAGCGTGATTGCGTGAACGGCCTCTTGCTCATCGCCCGACATGATGAGATGCGGGCGAAGCATCCGATCGGTGCTGTCTTCCCACTCCTTCGTCCTATCGTCCCCTGTGATTCCCATCATTCTCCAGGCTGTTCGTTGGATCAAATAATCTGTGAATGCGAACCAAGGCGTCGTCGGTGAAGTCTCAGGATTTGGAATCGCGGGCTGATTGCGCATGTAACGATGAGTGAGCACCAAATTGCCTGAACTCTGAGGGTAGACGAACAGATTACCCGCTTGAGTTATCGTGCCGGCGCCAGCGGTACCACCGGACCACACTTGCGCCTGTGTCGAAAGATCGGTGGCAAACTCATACGGATAATTTGCCATCGATGGATCCTTGAACTCCGAATCAAACTGTTCCATCGTGATCGGCGTAAGGAAAATGGTGAGCCCACTGGTGAAGGGCGCCGCAGTGCTCGGCATCGGATAGAACAGATCATAGGTCCGAAGGTAATCCGATTCCAAGGCGAAGGGGCCATAGCTACCTGGACCAACGGTGATCGATTGAGTGACCCGATTGACTTTGAGGTTCTTGTTCAATACAAGATCCTCAAGCACCAAGGTAAGCATTTGCCCGCCCAATTGCACCATCGCCGGACCCTTGGCGATGCGGCAGGCTAATTGAACGATCTGGGCAGCTTGCATCTATTCCGCCAGTTTCTTCTCCGCAGCCGAGATCGCGGCATCTGCACTCTCGATTCCGTTTTTGCACATCTGCACATCGGCATCGTATTTTGAAATCTGCAACATCTCCTGGCTAGTTAGCTTCTTCGCCCCGCTGCGCTTGTTGATTAGCCGCTCGTAATTCTGATTGATGAGATTCAGGTTGGCCGCAAACATAGCCCGTTCGGCCCGTTTGTTGATGATGTCCGCTCTCACAACTTGTCGATCGCAGACATCCATCGCCATGTCGATGAGCCGATTCATTCCGGCACGATCTTCCTCGCCCTCTACAATGTAGAAGGAAATCTTGATACCTCGCTTGTCGGTCAGGTTGTTAGTGATGTCAACGTTGCCGACGATACGTTGTTGTTTCTGGTCACTCATCGTGTCACCACCCTAGCGTTGCGAGTCTGCCATGCAGGATCTTGCTTGCGGTAGAAATTCTCATCCGATCCATGAATGTCACGATCATGGCTCCATGTGCGCCATACGATGTCCTTGATGGTGCGCAATGTATCCAGATCGAGCTCATAGGTCGTGCCGTGATAGAACTCCTCGCCGTTGATGCGCAGGAATATCCCACCACAGGGCGGCATGTCGATCTTGTAGAAATAGGTCGGAACATCGACCATCTCAAAGACCGGCTGCAAGATCGGCTGGCCGTTGTCCTTGTGCCCAACCACCTTGTAGGACTTGCACCGCGAAACCTTGACCGTCTTTCCGGTTGGGCGACCTTGAATCTCAGTATCACCGACGCGAACTTCGGCGTCCGCAGATTCCAGGGCTTTTTGCTCGGCCTTGCTGCGCTTTGCCTCGGCAAGCGCCAGCTTAACCGTCAGATCCTCAACCTGAAGTCGCAGCTTCTCTTTCTCTGGATCTTCGGTGTGCTTGATCGAGGCGACTTCGACATATTTGCCCTGTTCAGGCGCTTTTGCCTCGTAGACTTGATTCTTGCTGCCTTTGGGTCTGCCCACGCATTCCTCCTTCTATTAAAAAAATGGGCCGGCCGAAAATGGCCGGCCCAAGGCGCAAACAACGCGCACGGGAGACTTAAGAAATGTCTGCCATCGTCCCGGCACTATAACCAGGAGTAAAGGCGCTTGAACTCTCAGTCCTAACCAAGAATGCTTGATTGAGAATGATAGAGCCGTAAAACACCTTCCATGAAACCACCCGCGTCTGATTCAAACGATCACTCTTATCGGCGCCGGTCAGGTAGAAGAATTCCGGGTTTTCAAGAATCACTTGGCCGTAGGAATGATTGCCAATGAAAATCGTTGGAAACACGGTAACGCCGGTTGCGGGAGCAGCAGGCGGTGTCTGTGCAATCCCAATGCCCGTCAACACTACCGTTGCGCCAGAGGCCAATTGCGTCGCCTGTCCAGCCAACGGGCCGCTGGTCGGACCCGATGTAGTAGTCGCCAGATTCACCGGGCTTGAAGTCGTCCCGATGTAGACGTTGAACACATAGTTGGGCAGCGTTGGCAGAGTGACGGTGATTGAACCAGTCGGACCTGTCACCGAAATGTTGCCCGATACTTGATAGATTCTTTGCTCGACCGAAGTCAGTACCGGCGAGGCCGTGACCTGGATGTTATAAGTCGCCGACGTTGCTAATGTTCCACCTGTGGTCGATGCCGTACCGCTAACCAGAGCGACGCCAACCCAGTATGGAATCATGTTGCTTTCGACGAACCGGACGCCACCAAACTCACCGAGCTCATTGTTGTAGAGCCGGTTAATGTCGGAGTAAGCCCAAGCAGTGTTGACTTGAGCGTTCTCGCGCATGTCCTGAGCAACAAGAGGATGAATCAGCGCAACATAATGTTGCTTGGTTGCCGGCGACTTTGATGGATCCCGGTACGCACCGGCCTCAATCATCATATCCTCGCGCTCGTCGCCCATGAATCGAGGAGCACCATACGTCAAGAGCGAGCCTACAATGCGATTGCTCTCATGTGGGCTCATCACGTCCGTCGAGGTAAGGCCGGCACGGCTGGTACGGCCATTGACGAAGTTCACTTGATTGGCAGCGACCAACGTGTTCAGCGTGTTGCGCTCCAAGGTTTCCGGCATCTGAATGGAAACTAACTGAATCGCCTGCTGGAAGATCGGATGCTTGATCGTCAAGTTGGCAACGTCGGTTACTATCACCGAATCGCCCCATTGCTGCGCCGTCGCGCTTACCTGGACAAGTTGGACTGGCTCACCCGGAGGCGCCACACCCTCTTGTAACTGAGCAAAGGGAAGCGGTAGACGCTCAAAACGAGTCGCAGTGTAAGTAACACCCCGATTCGTATCCAAGTGCAGCGGCTTGCCGAACTGATAGGCGACTAATTGCCTTCGCGCTAACGGTTCTACTTCCTCCTGAATGAATGCTTCAACATCGGCCTGGAATCCGGCAGAGGTTGAGGAGTTAATGACGCCAAGCGTCAGATAAGCGGCAAGAAGGGAAAAGAATTTCATGGTGTTCCTCTCCTACAGTGGTTGACCTTCGAGCCTTGCTCGACGCTTTTCGCGTTCCGTTTGCGGCGCCGCGCCTTTACGCACATCTGAGCGAGCATTGGGCAAAGAACCGCGATCGACCTTCGCCGGCTCGGCGCTGGGACTCGCTACCGCTTTCTTGGGCTTGACCTTGCCGTCCAGAATGTCTTGCCCGATAAGGTAAGTCAGAATCATCTTGCGCGGAGGCATGTTCTGACCAGCACGGCGGAATCCGTCAAGAGCTTCTTCTACCCGAGCGCCATAAGCCTTGAACACTTTCGGCTTGGTGTATTCCAATGCGGCGAACTCGGCGCGATCGGCTCGATCGGATGCGGCGGCAAAGGTCGCATCGGCCCGCTGGCTTGTCTGCCGCCATTTGCGGTTGCTGTCGATTTGCCAGCGCAACCAGCGAAGCGTGTTCTCGTCAGCGCCACCCTTGCGGGCCTGCTCAAATTCCGCTTCCTCACGCTCGCTTTCGGGATCGGTCTTTGGTCCTTGCGGAATCTGCACAGATTGGCGAGCTCGTGCTTCTATATCCGCTGCGCGACGCTCGGCTTCTGCTGCACGCCGCTCGGCCTCCGCTATCCTGGTAGCCGGATCCTCCGAGTCCCCTTTCTGGGTTACTGTCGGCTCAACAGCCTCAATAAGATCATCGAGGGTGTCGTCCGTGGTCGGCGGATCTGCTGGCGCGGGATCGTCGCCATCTACGCCAAGATGAAGAAATTTGCGCAGAAATTCGATCATAGCGATATGCTTCCGATGTTGTTGATTTGAATCGTCGTGGCCCCGGTCACGGTAAGAATGAACAGCCGTCGTGTATTCGTTCCGATCGTCATCGTGCCAACCAGTGTGGTATTGGAATCACCGATTACTAGTGTTCCAGTCTGCCCGATATTATCGTTCATAATCGAGATCGGCTCGGCATAGCTGCCATCGATCGGAACCACGCCTCCAGGACCGGCCCCGATCGCTCCTAGAATCGAGGCGGTAGACGGCAACGTGATATTGAAGCCACCAGATGCACCAGATGTAAGTCGCGTGATTCCATAACCGACCTGAGCCGCCGTCAGATTGATGTTGGTGCCCGATGTTGCAATGCCGAATCCAGGCGGCAGCGCCTCGGCGTAGTTGTTGACGTTGTTGATGAGCCCGGAAAGACCGAATCCGGCTGACCTATCAGGCACGATCCCCGCCGGCTGCGGGAAGATCACACCCAATCGAAGGAATTCGATCATCTGGCCTCCTTACGCCGCTGCCGTTGCTTGATACAGACCAAGAAGCGTGACCAGCGGCGAGAAGATGCCCACCGATCCGGTTGGTCCAACGGTGTATCCCGTCTGATACTGTGCGACGGGTACGGTCGTCGTGCCTGGAACAGTGCCAGCCGTCATCGTCCAAGCGGTCCCCGCGATCGGCGCGACGATGACGAACGATGTCGCGCTCGTCACCTTGACGATGGGATACCAACCCGAGGGCAGCGTGCCCGTCGTCACGTTCAGGAAAATCACTTGGCCGACTGTCGGCGAAAGCGCATTCGTGCCGAGTGCCAGGGTATAGGCATTGGTCGAACCGACTTGAGTAAGGGATGTAAACGTGGTGCCGTTCGTCATTGCCGCACCGGAAGTCGTCGCCAACTGGGTAATCTGCCCTTGATAGGCCCGGATCGAGGTTGCCGAAACACCCGTTGTCCCCGATAGCGTTATGGCGGTGTCGGAGAGCGTTGGTGTAGCAATACTCCCACCCGCTCCCGTAGTGAGAATTGAGAAGGGAAATGTCTGTCCCAAGTACGGATTCTGAATCGCGTTGACAACGTTATAGGCGTAGTCCAGCGTCAGCGTGATTGCGCCGGCATTGGTGAAGCGGTTGAAACTCGTTGCCAGAGCCGTAAGAGTCGCCGATGCCCCCGAGACTACCGCCGGCACGAAAATGCCGTCTGCCTGAGTGTTCGCAGCATTGAGTTGGGTAAAAACGCTTTGGAGAGCGGCGGCTGGAACCTGATTGCCGTCGATTTCCATCAGCGATGGAAGAAGAGTAAGCGGCGCACCTGATTGCAGGGCGAAATATTGACGCAGCAAAGCTTTCATGGTGCCTCCTGGCAGAAGGTTAACGGAATAGTGATACCGTTTACGGGGTCTTGTCAAATCAGTGTCTTAGACGGGCGCCTTCAAGGCTTCCAGACGCTTGTTGAAGGCGATTTGGGCGTCCGTGAGCTTGGCTTCCCGCTGCGCTAGGCTCGCCTCCTTCACCTGAATTACGCGCTCGCGAGCATCCAAGGCATCGTCGGTATCTTTTTCGGCCTTGCGCCGTGCCGATTGATAAGCCTCAAAAATGGCTCGATCACTGGCGAGCCGAGCGGCGCCCTGATCGACTTCTGCCTGTGCCTGCTTGGCTTGATCCATAGCGGTCGTCGCCTTTGCGGTGAGATCGGCGGCGGTTGTTTTTGCCATCTGAAGTTCACGCGCCGCTGCTTGAGCGTCGGCTTTAGCCTGCGCAGCAACCCGTTCGGCATCGTCGAGATTCATCTGAATGCCTTGACGCTTAACGAGCTCATCGCGGAGGGCCGTGATTCGTTTGATCTCGTCATTGAAGGTGCCTTTCAGGATCTCCTGAGTGGCAATAACCATGTTCGGGATGCCGATCACCTCATCGATCGCAAAGCGCCTAGTTTCCATCACTTATTCTCCTCATCCTTGTCCATGCCTGAGATGAACGCTATCCTGGTCTTTATACCCTTCGGGCCAACACTCCACAAGATTGCGGTCACAGCCGGCGGAACGGGCGGAATGAACGTCTGAAGCGTCAGAGGCATACTCTGGGAGGTATCGGTAACGTCCTGCCCTCTCAGTACGGCCAAAGGAATCGGGGGCGTGAACGACGGCCGCACCGAATCCGGGGTCAAAACCTTTGGAATCGATTGTGAAGTGTCGATCGCCTGCCAATTGGATATGGGCAGCAACGAGAAAGTATTTGCCTGGAATGGGGCGGGAACGCCAATAATGGTGAGTGGCGCACCTCTCGAAGTATCGTAAACATCCCGTGCTCTTAGTTCGACTAGCGGCAACGAGGCAGTGAAGAAGGGCGCAACAGCATCAGGCGTCAGAACCTTCGGGATTGATTGTGTGGTGTCCCCCGGTTGCCACTTCGAGACAGGCAACAGAACGAAGGTATTTGCTTGAAATGGCGCTGGCAGGGATGTCTGAATACTGAGAGGCATCCCCTTTGAAGTGTCATACACATCGCGCGCCCGCAACTCAACCAGCGGTGGCGGTGGCGTAAAGAAAGGCTGTAACCCGGCATTAGTGCGAATGCCCAGAGGCATCGCATTCGATGTATCTCTACCCTGCCAAATTGAAGTGATAAGCTGGACAAAGGTGTTGGCCTGGAACGGTGTCGGAACCGTCCTAAGCGTAGACGGCATACTCCTTGAAGTGTCGACCAGAACATCTTGCGGTCGGGCGATGAGTAATGGGGGATCAATAAACGACGGCATGAGCCCCGCATTGGTTCTAATACCAAGTGGCTGTGCATTCGACGTATCAAGTCCATGCCATACCGAACGGATCGGAGGCATGAAAGTGCTGGCATTGAATGGCTTCGTTCCTGCGTTAGTTCGTATGCCTATCGGCATACAGCAGGAAGTGTCTCCTAACTGTGTTGGTGGATTTGGAGGAGCCGAAAGAAGGGCAACAAAGAACGGCGCTGCTGCTGCCGCAACTGGCGCGAACCGTCTTAGCCTAAACGGCTGCGCTCGAAGCATCTACATCCTCCAGGGATTGATCGCGAACGCGAGCGCTTCCGCAGCCGAGAGCGATCTGTTCCACGCAAACGCTGCCACAACTGGGAAATCACAAGCTTGCGATGCGCTTGATTCCATCCCAGACACGCCCCACTTTTGCGGCATGACCGCATTCCCGGCACTCGCTACATCTGTGCCAACTGTTGCATCTATGCCATCGAAATAGACTTTCGGAACAGCAGATGCAGGATAGCGGACACCCATGTAACAATGTGGTTTTCCGTCGCTCACGCTAGGCCCGCTGGAATTATCAGCCTGTTGCAAGAATCCGCTCGAATATTCAATCAGGGAAAACTCCCCGGCGGCAGCGGTGCCATTAGAGGCAGTGTTTACGAACAACCCCAGAAGGTCTCCGCCGCCGGAAGTGCGCGCGCCTATCAGGGCACTTACCTGTCCAACGTTCGTCGGTGCGGCGATCGCGGCCAAGGTATATCCGTTAGCGGGAACAACGGGCGTGTAAGTGCCGTAGTAAATCGCGTTGTTGCTTGCCTGCGTCATCAGAGAGGCTGGCCCGAATGCCGTTGCCGTTGCGGAATATCCGCTGAATTGATTGGGCGTGAGCCCGGTGACGAGATCGACAGCCCCATCGCCAGGAAAGCACGCGAACACCAGACCGCGACCGAGGCCGCTGCTAGTGTTTAAGCACCCTACCGTTGGCCGGTACGGCGGTCGGCCGCAAGTAAGGGATATGCCCACTTTAAGTGTACTGCCCTTCTACTGGCACATAATAAAGCGCGTGGCTGGCCTCTGTAGAGTCGAGATTTACGCCTGTATTGTGCACAACCCACAGACCGAACTGTGCCGGAACTGAGCCGAAGAGTGACCGTAGGGATACGCCAGCGAAATAATAGGTTACGCCGGTCGTGCCGGTATCCAGCACCATCGTTGCGACGTTGCGCATCTCCATGGGCTTTTGATTAGCTGTCTGAGCACTACGCAATGCGCTGGTAGTGCCGAAGGCGTCTACCATCGTGCTCGACGTGTCGACGGAACAGAACGCCCAGACTTCTATTTGCTTGCCGCTAGTGGGCGACGTGCCGACCTTGATCTTGCCACCAAGGACATAATCATCATACGGAGCGCTGCCGCCAGTGGTATTGTCTATCGTTGCGGTTTGCCACCCGGCGAGGAGATTAGTGTCTGATGCCAGCGACGCTAAAGCCTTCGTGAATGTTCCAGCCGTTCCGTACTTAGTGAAGAGATTACCAGCCACTAAGCGCTCCTGGCTTTGTTAACATCCGTATCCTGCGGGATGAATCCGAAATATGGCGCGGGGCAGACATTCGCGGTCGTGAAATAGCTTTCAAAGACAGATGCCACTCTTTGCGCTGCCGCAGTCAGCGCCGTAACAGTATTCACTGGGAAGATTGATGAAAACCCATTCCTGATGTTTATCTGAGTAGCATCCACGAATCCAGGAGCAACCATCGCTGAATAAGCATCGCGGGCTGCTTGAGACAACTGCTGGAATCCTCCATTGCCTCCTGAGATTGGCGTTGTTCCCCAATCAATAGCAGTATTGATGATCGTAACATCCACTCTTTGTAGCCAGATCATCACTTGCGTAGTAGCAGGAGTGCTCGCGCCAGTCAGCGACTGCAAATAGATGGCCGCTACTTGGTCGCTCATCGCCAACGGATTATTGGGATCGGCCTGCATTTTTAGATGCAGTTGATGATAGTCAATGGTAGCCATCAATAGACCTTCAAGTGGTCGAGCAGCGCCTTGATCTGCTGCAATAGCTCAAGAATTTGCCGAAGCAGATCATCCGTGTGCTCTGGCATCTTATTGCCCTTCGAATAAGATATGCCCTGAAACCAGCCCCGTACCATTCTTCGCCGACAGGCACAGTTCCGCGTTTGGCTGTGTGGTGCCCATGCAAGTGATCTCCTCACCGATGCGGGCTTGCCAGCGAGCGATGCAGCCGAAGGCATTGAATTCAAGCTCCAGCATGTAGGCGGTTGCGCTACGCTGCGGGAAGGTTGTTGCTGCCGTCGATCCCCACACCGGAGCCGTGGTTGGGGCAGAAGCGTTGACATCCTTCAGCGAGAGGTTGCCGACCGACAAGCCGCCCACCGAAAGTGTAGACGTGCGGGCCAAGATCAGTTCCGTGGGATTGCTGGAAGCCGATGCCCCGCCTGCGTAGACTTCATTCACCTTATTCAGTTGGTTGGCGCCCCCAGAGCGCAGGAATCCCGCAGCCTGACCTGCGACAAAAGACGTTGTATCGTTTACGGGTGCTAGAGTGACGCGACTATACGTTGCTGTATATGCGGCCATTTAAATCTCCTTTGACGGCAGAATGAGTTGCGGGGATTGAAGCTGCCGTGCCTCCGTTTCCGCTGCTTCTTCAAGACGCTGGTTCCAGGTAATGCAACGAGGCCGACCAGCAGCCTCGTGAATGGCAGCGCAGTTGTCGCAAATGTGGTGTTGACAGCTTTTGCAGAAGTAACGCGCCCGCGAACGCTTTGAGTTTTTCCACACGACATATTGGCAATGCGAACAGGTGTAGGTGTCGGCCTCCAGGTGCATCGTCCCGGTGCCCTTGACATTCTCTCCCAACCCTCGCTGGTCGATTTCCAGGTAGCCGAGATTGCGAGGGAATCCATCCGTTATGATAAGCATGGGATCCCCTCATCAGGCATAGAAACTAATGTTGAGAATCGGCGTCCCCGTGGCAAGGATGAACTGGATCTTGTTCAAGTCGCCGGAATAGTCCAATTCGCCGCCAGTCGAAAGAATCATCCCAATCGTTGACGTAGGCGCTGTACCGTCATCGCGCCAACGCACGCTAGAAGTCGTTCCTTCGCACTGAATGATCGCGTAGCCAGGAACTAAGCCCAGGTTAGCGATCGGTGTCGGCAGTGTCAGGTTAGTGGCACTACCCAATGTCCCGCTGGTGATCTGCTGATAGCCCAACGGCCGGCGATAGGCGCTGACCGTGCCCTCGCTAGGAGTCACGGCGAGTTGGAACAACTTACGCAGCCACGCGACCATTGGCCTCTCCTTCAAGGTAGAGCCGTAGTGCGGCAATCCGCAGTTGAGGATCAGGATAATACCTCGTTGGCGGTTTTCCGCAACGCATCAGGAAAATCGCCATTCCCTGTCCGAATCCTTGGCTCGCCGCAAACTCATCGGCAGCATATTCTTGTCTCTGGCACATGAACCTTACCGCCTCTGTCCAACACAGCGGTACGCACAGTGCCCGAATCTCCATGTGCCACGCTTTGATGTGCTTTAACTCATGCAGCAAGACCGCCTGCTGTTCGCTCCATGAGAGATCGAAGAACCTAGCACCAACGGCAATATGCTTGAACGGCCAAAACCCGCGAGCCTCGGCAATGACGTTCCATAGCATATCTGCCTTGACCGGAATGCCGCGAAAGCGGAAGCCGACTGGCAATCGGTCCAACGCTGCCGGCCCGATCGGCTTCCAAGTGATTCCGCGCTTCATAGTTTCTTACCCTCCAGCCGAGCGATGCGCTCCAGCGATGCCTTTTGCTTTTCCGCCTCAGACTTCGCCGCCCTGAAGCGCCCCGTGTCATCCAGGATCTCTCGCGCACGCTGAAGCGACTGTAAATCATCGCGAGCTCGCCATGACTTATCGATCCCGTCTACCGCGATAGGGGCATTGCTACCGTCCTGCTTACGTTTGCGTTTCTTAGCCACGTCCAGGCACCCCCGCCATTTGGTCTGGGTTGATTGCCCCAGCCGGATTCTGCCCCGTGCGCGGGCCACCCGCCGCCGGCATGGCTCCCGGCCTTGGGGCGCCGGCTACGCCAGGACCGGCTCCGCCAGGGCCACCGGGCAATCCACCCTGTTGAGCTTGCCCCATCTGCATCTGCCGCTTCTTTTGCATCTGCATCATGTGACCGCCCATGTGCTTCTTGAATAGCCCCATCGGATCTCCCGACATCGCGCCAGCCCGCATGTGCGACTGAATGTGGCGAGTGTCGTCATCGCCAGGATGCACTTCGACATCCATGCCGTTGAACAGGATCTCGTTCTCGGTTTCCGGGTCGATCTGGAACAGGTTGCGTTCATCGACCAGAATTCTCGGCGCTAGCTCGGGACCAAAGATGTTCTCGGTGCCCATCTCCAGGAACGGTCCCATATCAAGCCGACGCCCAGAGAGCATTTGCGGAGGCACACCCTTGATGACGTTGACCCAAGCAATCTGCTGCTGCATACGTTGCAAGTTTGCCATCGCCTCGGTGCCTGACCAGCGGAAGAAATACTTCTCGCCCCACTGCTGAGGAGGGATGGCCTCGATCTTGGCCTTGGCTCCGATCTCTCCGCGCTGCTCAACTTCTAGATCGCGTGTCCGAAACTGCTGATCGAATTCGAACAGCATCTCCACCAACGGATGCAGCATCGCCTGCTCATAGCGCGAGGCATGGTCGACGATATTGGTCTGCTGCTCTTGCTGCATCTGGCCCATCAATTGATTGTTCTTTCTCCCCTGCGGCATCTTCCCCATCATCATCTCGTTCACATCCATCGATTCCCAGATTTGCCGTTTCATCTCCTGGCAAATGCTCATCGCATCTTTCCACAACGGAGGGAATGGAATGGGCTTGATCGAGTCAGGTCCGATCGGCCATACCGCAGCAAGCCCAAGGACAAGAGAAGCCCAATTGGTCACTTTCAGCGGATCCGCCGCCATCACTGGCAGCAGCGAATACATGGCCGAGTCCTGCCCCATGTTCCAAAAGTCGCACAGATTCCACTGAATGAACTTAACGGGCTCTATCTTCGATTTGCCGAAGAATGATCCGGCGATACGCTCGACCGGCTCTGAGATGATCGGTCGCTTCCCGCTCCACAGCGGGTTGCGAATGATGCCAATGATGTCAACGGGCGAAGCGTAGTAGACGATCGCTTCCTCTTTGCGATCTCCGCCAAGATCAAGCTTCTGGTAGACCTGGAAGACCACTGCGTACTTGTCGGTGCCTTCGGTCTTGACCCCGGCATCGTTCGTCTGCTGTTTCGGCGGAGGGCGCCGATCCTTGCTCTTATCCGGCTCGCAAAACGCCTCGATGTCGGAGCCAGGAGGAAGGATGAACACGCCCTCATCGACCATCTCTTGAACTTTCGCTGCGCTCATCCGAAGGCGCACGGCAACCGCTCTCGCTTTCTGCAAGTCATTGCAGGTCGGCGGCACCACGGCAAGATCCTCGGTCGCGAAGTCGATCACTTCCGGTCCTTCGCGAAAAATCTCCTCCTCCTCCAATTCCTCCTCAGGCTCGGCAGTGATGTCGGCGAGCTCCAGATCACCGATCTCGGAAAATCCATCGGCGGTTTCGATGCCTTCGACGATGGGATTGCGCTTGACGATGCGCTTGAGTACGCGGACTGATTTAGTCCAATCCACCATCAAATTCCACTGACCTGTCACATCTCCAGCGATCAAATCGCTGCGCACCACCGATTTCAAATCCGTGGTACGAATGTAGTGCTCCAGCAATGCTAATTGCGTGTGCGGAGTCTTGCCGTCAGAGGAGATTCCCGTAACGTGCTTATCGTTATCAGGAAAGAGATTGCGGAGTGCACGCTTGGTCCGTGCGTTGATTGCATCGCGCACGGCTGGAATGTAGCCCTTGGAATTTCCGGTATAGCGAAGGTTATCGTCCGGTGTAGCGTTGAAGATGCACCAATACTCGGTGATGCGGTTAACCTGCTCGTCCTTGTTGTCGTAAGCCTTGACGATCGTGGTGTAGAGCTTGGATGCCGCTTCAAAGGCTGCGGATTTGCGCCTATCCGCCCAATTCTTGATGTTGGGCTTATCGCCCTCCAGCGTGTCGGGATCGCCGACTGCGTTTACGCTATCGGAGGGTAGGTCTTTTTTTTTGAGCGAGCCATCAATACTTGTGCTGCTAGATCATCACGCCTGCGAGTTTCTTCGAGCGATGCGGATTGGCCTTGCGTTTGCCAGCGTGGGTCTTACGTCGAGCCGCGTGCTTTGATCCCATGCCATCGGAGGCGAGCTTAGGCGTCGCTGCCGCAGGAAACTTCTTGTGCTTGAATGACGATTCTTTGCGTGCCATCAGATTCCCCTTGAGCCTAAACGCCGCAGCAGCGCGGCCCGCGCCTTGGCTTTCTTAGCCTGTGGTTGCATGTGCTGCGCCCCTACCGCTGGGCGCGGACGATCATCTGGTTCCAGTTTCTTGACGTGCTTGGCAAACGGCTGCTTGCCGGCGATTTTCTCGGGCACAACCACCGCAGAGCGAGGGCTTTTTTTACCTGCATGACGGCGCAGGTTGCCCTTGCCCTTGGGGTGGTGCATCTTGCGCATCGCCATGATCGGTCAAGTCTGCGACTTGTTGAGCTTCGGGTTGCCCCAAATCTTCTCGCGCATCTTGCCCGATTTCGGATGCTCGGGAACTTTCGAGGGCGAGCCGTAAGCTCCGCCCTGCTGCTTCATCTCAAAGAAATCGGTGCCATCCTGCGAGGGTGCTTTACGGCCGAGTACCTTGGACACTGCCATGATTGACCTCAACGAAAGCCTTGATCGGCAAGGGGATAATCCGCCGCCCTTGGCGGTCTGTCAAGCACGGGCTCGCGGGTTAGCCGAGATGAAGGCGTTGCCAGAGGGATTGAGCTCGACGTTGGCCCCTTTGGGGAAGGTTTCGGCGAGTTGGCTCGTCTGATCGAGCGTCGCAACCAAGCACTCCAGCGCCTCCCCAATCAAACGCGACGTGCCCGGCTCCGGTTCTTGCAGTGCTCGTCCTCCACGTTCCACGGGAAACGCATAGCCGGCTCCTATGGCATTCAGCGTAAGACAAGCCCTTTTGTCGACGACCAGAAGGCGAGCATTTCGCCAAGGAGTGCGGATACGCTCGGCGAGCACTCCACGGGCGACGGCGGCGTGTTCCGCACGCAGCGGGTTGAGGCGCTGAGTGCGAAGCGCCGGTACGATCGGAATCCGCGCCCACTGATCGAACGTATCGGCTGGCACCCACGCTTGGATGTCGGCCATAGGAAAGGAGGTTCGCACCTCGAAACAAAGGGTCTTAACCGCATCGGCGATCGCTCCCGCATGGGCAAAATCGCCCGCAACGTGCAGGCGCCGTCCCTCGCGAATGACGCACACCGCCACGCACTCAGAGGGCGAAGCGTTGAAGCCAACAAACACCGGCTCGCCCCTCTCCGGTTTCGGAGCATCGCCAATGTTCGCACCTGAAAAGTCCTCGTACACGGGAATCCCCGCAAAGATCCGCATAGCATACGCCAGCGCGTTCATCACGTCACGCGGCCCATTGGGGAAGTTGCACCACTCCGCCACCAATTGCGGGTGCATTCCTCGCCCGCCAACGAGCACGATGTCACGCGCCTGGGCGAACGGCAGCAAGCCGCGAATGAACTCGTCCTTGTTGCGATCTTGCGGAGCATTCATGCCGATCAACGGCAGTGTCGTGCCGCGCCGCATCATCTCCAGGCGCATCGGCTGCAACAGCCAATCATCGAGCGAAGTCTTTTCGATCCCGATCTTGACGGGTGAATGCTTCTCATAAGTCTCGAACACATCGCGCATGAATTCGTCGGGTTGCCAATACTCGCCGCGTGATTCATGCACCAGGATCTTCGATCCCATCCGGCTTACCACAACCTTGCCGGTGCGCGCCGATTGCTGCTCATTGGGTCCGTTG